AGCTCTCCACTTCACTTCGGAAACCGCAACAACAACATCAACATCCGCAGTAGTCCGCGGAACACCATAAAAACTCACAGCCAAAGCACCAGTAAAAGCATAATCAACCCCAACACTTTCAAAACCCTTCACAAGACGCCTAACCAAACCATCATACACTGCCAAACGCTCATCCCTCGCGTTTCCGCCATCTCTTCGACCACTCCAACCGTTCTCTTAACTTTTCCATCAGCTCTTTTTCAGTAATGTCTGGATTCTGCAACTTGATCCCTTCCGCACAAACACGCACCATCGCCTCAGTCATATCCATAGCCAGAACCACTCGCTCCTCAGGCTTCAGCCTCCTCACAGCCAGCACACCTCAAAACAATAGTTATACACGCAACAGCTTAAGAACCATTTCCCCGCACTGCAGTCTCCCTATCCAACCATCGACGCGCTGATCAGCGTAACATCCACGTCCGGCTTCTCATTAGTCGTCTTCACACTGCCAATCGCGTCAACAACATCCATCCCCGCAACCACATACCCAAAAACAACATAATCCCCATCCAAACTCGCACTGTTATCCACCAAATTCACATAAAACTGACACGAAGCAGAATTCGCAATAGCCCCACCAGTCGGACCACTAGACTTCGCCATAGCAACCGAACCACGCACGTTACTATGCTTATTCGGCAACTCATCAGCAATATTCTCAGCATTAATGCCCTTACCACTCACATCCCCACCCTGAACCACAAAACCAGCAACCACCCTGTGAAAAATCGTCCCATCATAAGCACTACTATTCACCAAACTCTCAAAATTCCCCACAGTAACAGGCATGTCACCATACAACTCAACAGTAAAATTACCCATACTCGTCACAACCAAAACACGCCCAGCAGCAGCCACAGGCCTACTACCGCCCGCAAAACGGTAAACAACAACCAAAGAAACAACAAACAAAACCACAGCAAACAACGCAACCAACTTCTTCCTCAAAGCCCTAGACTTCCTAGCCTTCAACCGCAAATCACGCTTACTCTTAACACCCAAGCCCTTCCCCACTCCCTATCCGCAACGTCTAAAGACAAAAAAACTGTGCACAAACCCAAATAAAAACCTGTCAGCCCCCGCGCAAAGCCCTCAAACGCCTAACCAAACCCCTAACACGCTCCTCATCCCTCAAACCATCCTCCAAAACCGCATTCACCAACTCGTAAATCCGCAAATCATTCAACAAAGCCAACTTCCGCAACTCCCTATGCAAATCACAACGAACCTCAACAACCACACGCCGGACACTCTTATCCAAACCCCAAATCACCCACAAAGCTGAACAGCCAAATCGCCCAAAAACAAGAAGAGCTTAGTCCTAACAACGCCAGCAACCCCTCTTTCCACAACCTCAACCACAAAAACCCCATCCGAAACCGCCAAAACCTTACCCACACACGCACCATCAGCAGAACCCACACAATCCAAAACAAACAAAGCCCTATCCAGCCTAATCCCTTCCACCAACCCAACCACATCACCAACGTACTTGACCACGGCGCCAACCACAACCTCAACCACCTCCGAAACACTCATCAAATCCGCAACAACAGGCGCCCAGCCCTTCAGCGGCGAATCAGCAAGCCCAACACCATCAGAAACACCAAACGCCTTGCTGCAGAGTGCAACTTCCCAACAACAAAGCGCATCCACAACCTCCTTAACCGCCGCCGCTTCATAAAATTCATGAAAAATCGTGTATGGATCCGCAGTTCCATTCATCCACACAAAATCCACCCTGCCATTGACAACAGTCTTCGCCAAGTTTGGATAAGCATTGACGCCCGTTGAATAATCAGTCTGCTCAGAACTCCAACTCACCCCACCGTCCGTGCTCTCCTTGTAAAGCAAAGCGTTACCGTCACAATAGTAAACCCTCACCTTATTGTTGTCAACAACCATTAGCCCATGAGAATAACGCGCGTCAATCCCATCCTTAATGGCAACAGCGGAACCCCAAGCCGAAACATCACTCGCGTTTGTGCTTTTCTGAAACCTCAAATCATAACTAGCGTTAATGCAGTACGTTACCACAAGTTTGTCGTTTGGCAGAAAGTGAGTGCAAGCCGGATAAGCATTGGCTGATGACACAGAGTAATACGTTCCAACAGTCCACGAGGTTCCCCCATTATAAGTAATCTTGACAGCCTTCAAAAGCGAATTCCTGTCGGTTCTCGCCCCAAAAACAAACAAGTTGCTGGACGAATCTTTAGCGACGCTCACGGCGCACAGGTTAGATGAAAATCCTGAAAGCTCAGTAACAGTCCAGGAATCGCCCGAGCCATCAGTGCACCTTGCCCAGCGCGGATAACTGTCACTTCTATAATATACAACGTGATAGTACCCGTTTCCATCAACCAAAATGTCAGGATAAGAAAAAGTCGTGAAAGCGCCGTCCACTGTCTTTTCGCTTCCCCAGCTCCAACTCCAAGTTCCGTTCTTGGTCACGGTTGCCTTCTTGAAAAAAACGTTAGAGTTCTCAGCCCTGGCCGCTACGAGATTGCCATCGCTATCCTTATCGATCGTGCAGGCTTGGCTAACAGACCACACGTCAGCGCTGTCCCAGCTAAAGCCATTATCGTGGCTGTGATAATGAGTTATGTAACCAGTTCGGCGAATCAACATGTGAATGGTTCCGTCGCTGGTTCTTAAGATCTTCTTTTGAAAAGTATAATATGTGGCTGCACCGTTGGCGGAAACAACCGTGTTCGGATCAAGAGCAAAGGTTGCGGGCACGTCAACTTCGAGACACTTGCTTGCTGAATTCCACCTACAGGCGTCTCCCACCGCGTTCTTGATGTCGCCCCAGTCAAAGCCAACTCCTCTTTCGATAACACCCATTTCTTCGTTGTAAACTCCGCTCCAGAAGCAGTTGCCGTGAACGAAGTGTGTTAAGGATCTGAACGGAATTTTCAACGTTAACGGAGTCGCAAGTGTGCCTTCAATCCTGATTTTCACTTTTCCCGGATCGACGCTGAAATAAAACGCGATTCTTACATCAGCCTTTGATGTGCCGTTTGTATCTTTGTACAGGTATCGGAAGGCCACTGAATCTTGTTCAGGGTCTTGCCACAGTTGCATTTCAAGCGTCAATCCCTTGATCGTTTCAGGAGGCGTAAAGCTGAAGGTGTCTCCCAGCTCGTTGGCAAGCTCAACTTCGCCTGTGGCTATGTGAAAAATGTGGACAAATGGAGAGGTGTGAATCACTGTAGTCCCCAGAATAGTCTTCACTAGTTTGATCTTCGTGATATCTTCGTAGACTCTCTGGAGAACCATGGACTCACCAGCTTAACTGAACGTTATTTTCAGCGAAAGAACCCAAGTCTCACCAGAGCTTTTGGTGCCTTTATCGTCAACTTTCCTGTTCAGATTCTTTCCAGAGTCGCTGTTGCTGTTTGAAACCGTGAACTCTTTCCATCCGTGGTTGCCGTCGCCTGAGCCGAACGTTGCTCGCCACTCAGCGGTTTGCGTTGACCTTTGCGGGTAGCTTGTGTCCATCCCTTTGTACGTTTTGTTTGTCCCTAACAATCCCGTCTGTGTCGGATCAGCGGCGGTGCTTGAATCCCCAACGCCTAGAAACGCGTTTCCGCTGTCCCACTTCGTAGGCGTGCCTAAACCGCAGATTATATCAATGAGTTCAGCTAGCCCTTCATTTAAGCCTAGGTTTCCTTCAAAGACTTCAGAACCGAGAAAGTTTTCTCCAGCCAATGCTAATGCTTGTGGGAAGCTGATGCCTCTGCTGAGAGCTTCTACGACTGAGTTGTGTGGGTCTTTGAACTTGTCTATTCTCCATTCCGTCTTGAACCCTATTCTCTCTTTCACCTTCATCTTTCATTTTTTTCTCCCTCGCTTACAACCAGCTATGTTGAACGACCTGCAATTGCCGAAGGACAGCGGACAACCGCTATCCAACCGACCTCAACGTCAAAAAACACCCGAACCACAGCAACGTTTTCGTGAGTTTTGAAAAGTCTCTTACCCTCAGCCCTTGCGACAGCTAAAACATCGCCTACGTCTTTAAACTTGCCTTTGTCGTCTCTGATGACTAGAGCCTTGTCAGGCGTCGTTGCGGTTTACCTCCTTCAAAGTGCCGTCAGCATTCCAAGAGAAGTCAAGCGTGAAGAGAAGCGTTGTGCCTTCATAAGCCTTCAGAGTAGCCAAGGTGCCTCCAGCGTTCCAAGTGAACTCAACCTTTGTCAGTCTCCTACCTGAGGGAGGCGCCATAAGATCAGACAAGGCGCTGTGAATGGCTTTGAAAGATTCCTCATATCTTCCGTAAGGGACGCTCATCAGAAACTCCTCGCTATTTTATGCCTGCTCAGATGGTCGGTTTTGCTGCGCAATGCCCATAGGTAATCAGCCAACAGTGGCTTTTCACGCCCAAGTTCCAAACTGATTTCTAACGTTTGCGTCTTTGCGTCGACATGGTATTCAACGCTTAGAATGCGAAAATCTCCGTCTACATTTTCGTTTGGCAGTGTTACGTGAATTTTGTCGCCAGCTAAGAGAGGTGTGTTGCCATAGTCTATGACGGTGCTTCTTACCGTGAGATATTCTGCTGGATCCTTCAAACTGTTAAGGACTGCCTTAGCCCTCAAAAGGCACTCGTTGTCGCTATACAGCTCTTCGTCGACTTCGACAAGCTCTCTTAGGCCATATGCTGATTGGCTTGCTAAGTCCTCTTGCGTGTTGCTGTATCTGCATCCGCCGAAGAATAGGCCGTCAACCCAGAAACTGCCTGTGCCAGTGCCTGTGAACCAACAGTCAAAGCGGACCTTCTTTATTTGCGCCCAGTCAAAGCCGCTTTGGACATCCCAAACGTAGGCGTTTTCAGTCCCAACCTTAACCTGTTTCTGGAACCATTCGTCTGCGCCCGCGTTGAAGAAGTTGGAAGCATTTTTGTCTGCTGTGTCAGACAATATTATGTTGATGTTTCCATTGAAACCGCTTTCTCGCCTAATGAAGAAGTTTAGGGCTGGATACAGGTTGGCGTTGACTTCTTTGCCGCTGTTCAGCGTTAGTATGCATGCCGCGTAATAGAGGTTTGAAGCGTAGGTTTTGATGCTTCCGCTGCCTTTTTTCTTCGTTGCGGTGTCGAGGCTTACGTTGCCTGAAACAGCGCTCCACGAGCCATCTGTCGGCGTCAGACTTTCGGTCCAAGTATCTTTGTCAGCTGGGACGCTCTTATCGGCAACTCCATAAACCGTAATTCTGTTTCGTATCCTGTGGATGTCCTTGCGGTATTCGCTGGACTCGATTTTCTCACTTAGGCTGACTTGTGAGGCTTTGCTGTTTTTTGGGAAAAACTCGAACTTGGCATCTGGCGCGACGCGGAAATCAAAACCTATCACTCCGGCCTTGTCTGCGCTCTCGGCAATGTTTTTGAGAATGTCAAAGACAGGCGTGTTATCATACTCCAGTTTTAGGTAGGTAGTGTCCGTGTTTTCCACAAGTTCCGTCGAACCTCGCGTGTGGCTTAAACCAGCAAAGCTGTCAAGCAAGTCCTTCACTATTTCTTCGCCCTTCTTGTTTTCGTAAGTTTTCGTCACAACTCTGCGAAAGAGGCGTTCTCCCCAACATCTACCGCTTACGAGAACGTAGTTTTCAGTCGGAGTGGATTCGCATTTGATGCTTTCAACATGGCAGATTATGACCGGCGGAACGTTTGAACCCCTGCCGATGTCTATGTGCCCATCCATGCCAACATTTATGGGATAAGTTCCGCCTGGGCTGTACTTCTCGTCCCAGTTCCGAAGCAAAGCGTCGAAACTGTTCACTTCCGCAGTGCAACCCAGATGCACCTGCAAATCCGTAACGTCGGTTTCGGGTGGAGTCACAGAACCAAAAGCAAGGGCAACTCTAGGAATCTCCAAGCTCATAGGCTATTCCACACCTCGTCTGAGATATTCCTCTTCTCCAGCTCGACGAATACTGCGAGTATACGTAGGCACCTCAGCAGCAGCCTCGTTGAAGCCCTGAACACTAGCTGTTGCAGCATTCATCTGCGAAGCAAAATACCACATTGCAGCGGCAGCCGCAACGACAACCGCGATGCCAACACCAGTCAAAGCCAGAAACGTCGCATAGCTAACGTTTAACGAGTTTTGAGCAGCCATGGCAATCCAACAAGCAGCAGCATAGACTTTCTGGGCTACTGCAACTCCCCAGCTTGTCCGCATAAACATGCCCATTATCGTAACAACCATCATTGCAGAATTGAAAACCCGAGCCTGTTCGTCATTAAGCAAGCCGAATTCATGTGCGATGTGCCCGATAGCAGTGCCAGTCGCCCCTAGACCAGCAATTGTCGCGCCCAAAGATTTTATCCGCACAGACAAACCTTCAGCGTCAGACTGAATCTTCGCAAACTCGTTGCTTGCACGATTGACGGCACGGATAGTTATGGCCACTTCCCGGAAACTCACGTCAAACCAGCCTCCAGTTTAGCCGCATCAACAGCCTCGCAAACTATCTGCTCAAGCCTTGGAAGGTGCTCCTGAAACGCGGGAAAAAGGCAAGGCCTAGCCCTCATCCGTCTCGTTCCAAACTCCACAAACAACGCATAAGGAGCTTCCGAGCCTATTTCGGCCACCCATTCACTGACCTTCGCGTAAATCGAGTCTCTTAAATGTCCACTTCTGACAGGAACAAGCTGTTTAGCCAAGGCTTTGACCAATTCCGCCCAGTCCTCCAACTGCCTCTCAACATAGCTTTGCAAACCGGAATCAAACCTTTCCACGGCAACTCTGAACTCTTCCACTCCCTCTACGTCAAGGTTAACTTCAACAGACACGCCGCTTCGCCTCCCGTTCCCCTTTTTTGCGTTCTTCCTCCGACTGCCTGTCCATTTCATTCAAGATTACGATGAAGTGTTGGATGGTTTTTGCTGGCTGCCCTGCAAGCTGGTTTGGTGTCCAGCCGAATTCTTTGCAGAGGCGGAAGTCTGTGAGAGCTGCGTTTGCCCTTTGTCTTCGGATAGTTCTGATAAAAAAGCAGACTCTTCCAAACTGACATTGTTCAGTCTGTTGGCGATTTGGCTGAAAAGCTCGCCTAAACCTATTGGAACGCCATCGTCTTCGCTCAACAGTTTTTCAAGAGTCACTGGCTTATGTGCTGGTTGCTCTCTTAGGCTTGCCCAGATTGTTTCAGCTTGAACGCCTATGAAGTCGCTGCTCGTGAAATGACCTGAAATCGGGTGGTATTTGGTGTACTTCTGAATTATTCGGCTCCGCTTAGCCCACGTTACAGCGCTAAAAACGTAGCGGCCAGCATACTCCTTCCCGAAGCGTTCATCAACTTCCAAAACCTCTGTCGGCACAATCAAGCCTCCATTAGCTTATTACTGCGTCTCTGGCCACGAACGACGCTTTCAAACTGACTAGGTCTTCGACGCGTGTCGGCGTGGCGGCGTTTTCCCACTTGCAGTACTTGAATAGGGCGCTGTTTGTGCCGCCTAGGCCGAACTTTAAACTGAATTCGCTGTCGCTGATTATGTCGTCGTATTCTTGTTTGCTCTCAAACTCAAACACCAATTCGCCTGTTAAGTTGCGGTGGCGTGCTGCAAGGTATTTGAGCAGTTCTCCGCTGGTTGAGCGGATGACAGGCACCTGTTTAAGGTTGTTTTCAACTGCGAATTTCCAGTCTGTAGCCCTTTCCATTGCCGTTAAGCCTGAACCATCTGCTGCCCCGCGCTGAACGTAGCTTTGATGGAACGGAACTGCCCCAGCATAATCAGCATAGGTGGCTCCAGCTATCTTCGACGTACCCACGACAAGGTTCTGTCCAATCAAATCCACCGTGGCCTTAACAGCATCTTCGATGCCGCATTCCACAGTGACTTTGTCTATTCTGCAACCCTTGCCGAGCAAATCGATGACTCCAACAGCTTTCTCATAAAAAACTTCAACGCTTAACGAATCCAATGTCGTAACGTGCTGCAGAAAGCCTATCGGGGCGTCGCTTGGCAGGGGATAAGCAACTCTTAAGCCTACGTCTCTGAGTCCTTTTTTGATGGTTTGCAGGTCTCGGCTTCCTATTCCGCGAAGTTTGATCAAGTTTGGATTCAGTGAAGGCTCAACGCTTTCTGCTTTGATGCCGAGCATTGACGGGTTAGGGGGTGTTTCTCCGTAGTTTGTTTCCTGCACATAGTAGATTTTTGCTTCGTGTGCTCCATATGGCATGCTCATTTCTTTTCATTCCTCCTACGCGGTTTGAACGTTTTCAAACAACCATGATTTGACGGCGAATTCGGTTCGCCAGATGAAGGGTTTAACCTGCACATTGTCCAGGTCACGAAAGCTCACAATGTCTGCGTAGCTGATGCCATTAACCGTGAACGCCGTCTCAGTGTAATCGCAATGAAGAACAGCGGGCGTTTCGCCATCACTCGGGTTCGTGGTTCTGGCCAAGAAATAGACGTAGCCATCTGCGTCGACGTAGCTTGGCAGGCTAGAGGATAAGGTTATGGTTAGGACTTCGTCGCTTCCGCCAGTGCCAAAGACCGCGTCTTGCCACGTCTCAGCAGAGTGGTTCCAAACCTTCATCGTGACGCCGTTTCCGGTTGGGGTCTCTCCGTAGGCTTCAAACTTCAAAACTGCCTTCTGCAGAACGCCTTCGCTGGCGCCCGTTTTGAAGCAGAAAAGCGCAAGGACATGTTTTCCGTTTTCGGCAGCGGATTTGGTGAAACGGTCGTCATCGCTGTACCAGATTTTTTGGTATTCAGCATCCGTCAGCTCGGTCCAGCCAGAATCATCTGGAGAGGGTTCATGATCCGCAGCTAAGTGAAAGGCCTTGTGTGTTGCTGACGAACGTCCAAGCCCTTGAAAATCGTAACCAACTTCATTTGGGTGATTCCGTTTCTCGCGGATGACCTTGTCAACTTCGGCTCTTATTCTGTCTCGCATGGTTCTTCCAACTAAGCCTTGCTCTGGCTTGTCTACAACCCAGACGTTAACGCGTACCAAGCTCAGTTGGCGTCTCAGAATCCCGTCAAAGCTGAGCTTGTTATCCTCGGTGCGGTCTAGGCCAACTGTTATTTGTCCATCATAGTTTTTGAGGAGTTCACGGTCATACCATTCTTGGCTAACGTGAATATTCGCAAGTGAGCCGTCGTCTTTCACGACCCGGAGGTAACGCTGGAGCAGTCGTATCAGCGTTGAAGCTGGGTCTTCGATCTGGCTCATTGCCCGAGCAGCCTCCTGCAATTTGCCTTAAAATAGGCCGTTTCGCCGCCGAGATTGAAGGTTTGAACGCCTAAGGCCTCGTAATCCTCGCCTTTGCGGCGTATCTTGTCATGGTTTCTTAAGGGAGCAAAAGTGTAAATCGTTAGGTAATCGTTGACCAGATAGCCTGGCTCGATCTGGAATTCCTCAACACGGATGGGTGAAACGACGGCCAGAATGTCAACGGCTTCGCCGTAGGTTACCTGTTCAGAGGCCTCTCGCACGGAATGCATTTGTATGTTTTCGCCTCTGGCCCTTAGAAACCGTGTAAAAGGCGTCAGAGGCTCTTGATAATTGAGAAAGAACTGGGCAAGCCAGCAGACCGTAGCCATGGCCTGTTTGTTCTCAACATAACTGTAGTCCGTGTGTTTTGCGCCCCAGAACATGAACTCGCTTTGATGCCTATCCACAACTTCCATGCTGAAGGCAAAACTGGGTTTATCGTGGTCTCTTCGAATCTTCCACAAGATTCCCGCAGTGGCAGCATCATAATAATCGCATGCTGGAAAACGTGACACAAGATCTATGTAGCCTGCCCAGCAAACGGCTGGGTTATATGCAGGGTACTGCGCAGAAGCTCTAATACTGTTGATAAAATCGTAAGCCCTTCGGCAAGAAAGGCTCCAACTCTCATAATCGCAGAGGCCCAAAAGTGCATAAGCAAACGGATCGTCGTAAACTTCGTTCTCGGATAAGCCTATGCGATGCCAGCTTGAATCCGCAGGGTCGTAATACAGCCAAAGGTTTTCGAAGCCTTCACGTAGAAAAGCCACAGCTTTGGCCATCATGTTCAGGTAAGTCGCTGTATTGGCTGTGTCATACTTTTCAGCGAGCATCTTCAACCCAGCAAGCCCATAAAGGCATTCGATGTCCATTTGAAGGGCGAAGACATCGCCGGTCGTGACGCTTCTGGCAAATCCGCCGAGAGTCTGCTCGTCTTGCATAGATTTGAGGAAAACGTTGCCAGCAAGCTTGGCTGCATTCAAATAATCAATTTGGCTTGTGAGTTCGTAGGCTTTTAGAAGTGAAGGAATGACACGGCAAGCGTCCACGCTGTAATAATACGTGCTTGTTTCCGTGCTTTTGAATCCGCCATAAGCCTTCTTTTCTGAATCTAAGCACTGCTGCGTCAGAATCCAATCAGCAAGTTCCACGATTTTGTCGTAGATAAGTGTCTTGCTGCTTTCAAACTGTTGGGCAAAATAGGCTTCGCATAAGAAGTCAATTGCGAAAGAGCCTGCCAAAACCGCTTTGCCAGTGGTCAAATCTGGTCCGGAATCAGGAATGACATACGCATACGGTGCATAATCCATGACAAACTGATAATAGGCGGATGGAACGATACCCAAAACGGTTACACTCTCCCAACGTAAGGCGCTTTCAATCCGTCCAGAATCCGTTCAACCTCAGCCTGCAGAACGTCTAGGGGTGGAGCTTTGCCTGCCACGCTTACGTTTTGGTCTCCGACGCTGAAGTTTAGGCCAACAGCTGAGCCGCCTGTGAGATAGCAAATTGCATAGACAGCCGCCAAAACGGTCACAAACTCCTTTTCAGCTTCTGTGCAATCGTTGCAGTCGATTTCCTTGCCAAGCTCAAGCTCAAGAGTCACCTCAGCGCGTTTGACCATCTTCAGAATCCTATCATCTGGAATGTCCGCGGAACTAATGTTAATCACGTCGCGAACATCATCAACAAACACGCTTGCCAAACAGGTCAGACCTCGAACAGAAAAGGGAATTAGGCAGAATTTAAACAATTTTCATGATAAGAAAACAGAATTTAAGACTATTTAGCATAAAATCCAATCATAAGTCGCCTTTTACAAAAATGAGTTCTGTTTCGCACTAATAGCTTATTTCACAAGGAACTCCGCAAAAGCTCCTGGAAACAAAAAAGGGGAAGCATGGCTTTGGATTACGTTCTCGTTTTCTTCAGCGCTTTTTTCTTTGCACACAGAATTGCTGAAACAGACAGAGCCATAAGCAGTAACACGCTTAGGCTCGATTGGAATTCTGGCACCACCTGATAAACGAAGTAGGGCTCCGTTCCGTCGCTTGTCGCGTTGTTTCCCATGTTGTCATAGGCAACTATTCTGAACCTCACATACGTTCCATAGGGTTGCCCCGGAATCGTCGCGTTGCAAGCATTCGACGTATAATTATAGCTCATCAGCACGGGCGTCCAAGTCTGGCTGTCATTCAAATTGTAATACAGCGTCACATTTTTCACTCCACTGTCCGCGTCGGTGACGTTCACAAAAACTTGTACCTGCTGATGTGGCTGCACGTTGCTATCTGGCACGCGAGAAGGTGTGTCTATGAACGGCCCATTGCTGTCTTCACCCATCTGCACTGTCACATTGACTCTTGCACCTATCCTGTCACTGTAATCGTAAGCGGTGTAGTTGTAGTGAGCCCCAACTGAGCCTGAGATCAATCCTTCAGCTTCTATAGTTATGTTGCACGATGTGGAAGAGGTTGCCACAAGCGTCCAACTAACTGTCGAGCTGGCTCCAGCCTGTAAAGAGCCCGTGCCCAACACTTTCTTTGAAGCTTCGCCTTCGGCTAACGTCAGATTAGCATTGGCAGGCAAGATCATAGTTGCGTTGCATGATGTCGCTGGATAGTTGTCAAACGCATTTGGAAGCGGTTGTGGATACGTGATCGTGGCGTTCATTTGGAAAGGCGTTTCGGGTTTGACGTAGGTTGGTGCTGAAACGTTTACTGTCCAAGGCGAAGCGAAAAGCGTCCAGTTAAACCAGTACGACCAAAGGTCTAGGAAATACGTGTAGTTGAAAACCAATTTTGGACCGCCGTATCTTCCACCCCATGTTACATTGTTCCACGGATCATGCAAGAAAACGTCAGTTTCATTGTAACCAGTCACAACACGGAAATGCGTTGAATGATGAAAACCACTGTACCACATCAACAGAACCAACGGTCTGTCCTGATCTATGTAACTCTTAAGCTGCTCTAAGCTCACGTGTTGCGCTTCAAAAGCAGCATAGCCAAGCTTGCGCAGAGCGTAACCCGTAATGTTTCTGTCTGGAATTTCTCCTCCACCCGAAGTACTGATGTTGCTAAAGTGTGCGGCTCTTCGCAACTCGTCAGTAAAAGTCCCATTGACAGGATCGCCAAGGGTCCTGGCAACATCTGCAATCTCCGATTGGTTAATGTCTTCGCCATAGTAGTCAAAAACCATTTCAAGACACGCCGGTCCGCAATAATAGTCTATGTCTTGATAGTGAAAGGGAACGGTGATAAAATGCGCTACACCCTGCATCTCCAAGTAAAACGTGTGCAAAACATCGGCCACCAAGTTAACTGCCAAGTTAAGCGATTCTCCGCAGCGGTTTCTGAAAGCTGGATTACTCCAGTTGTAATTGTCATCCATCCAGACACAGGTGAACTCTCCATTCACGTCAAACGTCGTGTCGTAGGCAAGCTCCAGCGTGGCGTTGTAGGCGGAAATGCGGCTTAACAGGCCGTCGAAGGCCAGAAAACTGTTGAATTCGTCATTGTAGCTGTCTGTTCGTTCGTTCACGTAGTCTTCATAGTCGCTATGATGCGTTTCAGCACCCCATTCAGTGACGGCTCCCATTACATGTCCAAAAACCGCCATGTCGGCGACGTAGTGCGTCATAGCGCCAAGGGTCTTCGTTGCGTTAACCAAGTCGCCAGTCTTAAAAATGCTAGTTGCAGCATCGTACTCTTCTTGAGCCCTCACCGCCGAAGCATTATCCTGCAACAGACCATCAGCAAAATAATACACATGATGATTAGCCGTGTCCCCAATGCCATCTGGAGCCCCTCCATTGTCAGGCAGCTCAGTCCCATACAAGTAACTGGCAGCATAGTCAACGATGAACTGTTTTTCGTTCGAAGGCAACCAGTCCAAAGCGTGCTGCGCAATCCAATCATGTGTTCCATAATCGGGGTTAGACGGATCGGCGCTGAAGCCGCCATTGCTCCAGCCAAAAACCTTGGCAGAATTAGCAATTGCGCCGAGTAACAAAGTCGACAAAATGATGACAAAAAAAGACACGACAAGCTTTTTTGGCAATAAACTCACCATGTCACCAATAGGTATCCCAGAATCTTAAGGTTTGCGGAAAACGCTATCTGTTTTCATCCTGCAAAGAAATTTCCAAGTTTTGGACTCAATTGATAACTGAGCGTAACACAAACGTGAGATTGTAAAACCTTAAATAAGTTCGATTGACTTAATTTTAATCGGGGGCTTGTGGTGGTTGGCAAGATTGAAGTTTACATCAAAAATGAAGAAGTAGTAACCGGGCGAAGCTACATTGGCCGACCTATAGCCGACCATTGGTGCACGTTTAAGGAGACTGTAAAAATGGAGAAAGTCCTGTCCGAAGCCGACAGGCAAACCCTAGAAATCGTAAAAGAAATTGCAGAGAAAGAAAATTTGAGCGTCACCGTCTACAACGTTTCCCGCTTCACGGCAAGAGTGAGAGGAAAGTCAAAGGGCGTAACGAAAACGCCCACTATCATAATAGGTGGCAAAAAAATAGAAGGCGTGCCAGATAAGGAACAAATCTCAAACCTGCTTCAACAATAGCGCCTCGTCTAGCCCTGCTCACCATTTCGCGTCAGCCAAAAAAGTTAGACCTGTTGTTAGATAGTCTGGCGAAAACTTGCTTTTTGTTTTTCAGCCATCTTCTTTGCCACCACGTTTAACGAGTTTGACGCTTGAGACAAGCCTTATATATTATCTGTGTCATTAGCCTAGTTCTAAAATGTGAAATTTAATCGAGGTGTATAATGCATGGTTAACGAAGGAAGAGGGCGAATTTTCAGAAGGAAAGACGGTAAGTATCTGATCTATCTGCCACTAGACTTCGCCGAGGACAGTATGTTCCCGTTCAAAGGCTCAGACTCGATACTCGTGAAAGTCAGCTTCAAACTCGGAGACAACAAACTGCTGATTGAGAAGTGGAAAGAACCCGAAGAACCAAAAGAGTAACAACAGCAACACCCAGAAGTTGAAAATGCCTCAGTAAAGAATTATTTCTAACACGCCCCTTTTATTTGACAGTTTTGAACAAGCAAAACACTGTAGTCCCCGTGAAGAAAAAAGGACGTATATGCGTCTTAATGTTCGTTCAAACTATTGGCTTTTCTTGCTTTGCAGCCGAGTTCTCCTTTTGACAGCTATAGCCGTCAGCAATGTCGTGACGACGAATAATGGAAGAATGATCGGCGACGCAAATTCCGGGACCACATGATACTTGAACAGAAGCTGCATTTCCTCAGTTGACACGGTGTTGTTGAGGTTGTCTTCTGCGATGATTACCCATGTCACGTTTGTGCAGTATGGAAACTGTGGGATTGTGCCGTTGTACAGGTTTCCTTCAAGATTTGTCATGTCAACAGCGATCCATGTTCCCGGGTCAGCTGTCGAAGTGTAGTTGAGAGTCACCCTTTTCACTCCACTTTCGTCATCAGTGACGTTGGCGTAAACCATAACTTCAGAGTCTGGATAGACGCTGTCGCTGGCTGGATCTTGGTGCGGGTTTTCTATCAAGGGCGGGGTTGAATCAATCATCATCCTGAACACGTAGAGGCTGTCCCAACCGGGACCTCCGATTGCTGCAACTAGACCGTTTCCTGACATCGAAACCAGGGGGCTGTATTGAAATAGGTCGAACTCGATTATGATGCTGCCGTCAGATTTCAGAAAACTTGCCTTGTGTTCAGAGAGTACCGTCTCTCCAGAAGCAGCTATGAGACCGCCGTCATCGCTTATGGCTACATCGAATATGCCCGTAGAGCTAAGTTTAACCCAGTCCTCAGTCTGTGCGCCGTGCCTGTCTGTGGCATTTGCCCAGAAGTGCAGGGAACTGGGAATGACGGCCACGCCGGCTACGACATCATTGCCGTCAACGTTCATATCAACGGAACTGAAGCCTCCAACATTTGTCCAAGTTGCATTAGGGTCTCCCGAGAGATTCGTGGCGTTTGCCCAGTAGAGCAGCTCAACATCATCTACGGCAACGACGGAGTAGCCATCGTCAGACACTGCCAAATCCACTATGCTGCCATTTATTGAACTCCAAGAATCCCAAGTTGGTGCGTACGGCGACATCGCTCCGCTTGCGTTGTCATAGAAAACGACGAATCCGTTGGAGGAATTGGTTCCTCCCGCTGCTGCATATTTTCCGTCAGCGGACATGTCTACTGCCTTAACGTCCCATGCAGCTAGGTATCTGTACCAAGTGGCGGGTTCAGTGCTGCCTGATCTTGTCCTACACTGCGCAAAATAGTATACGCTTGTGCCTGTTCCACCCAGGAAAACATATTCTCCATCGTCTGACATGTCCAAAGTACGTCTCTCAATTGCCCCACCCATATACGTGCTCGTCCACGTTGGAGATAATCGTTCGCCAGTCATGGTCCTTGAATCATTAAAGTAATATAGGTATCCGTCGCTGCTGCCAGTAACCACGTATTCGCCGTCAGCTGACATCGCAACAGAAAGACTTGCAATCTGTGATGTATACCACCATTGTGGAGTTGAATTGCTTGAAGCGAAGTAATACAAACCTGTACCATTCACTGCGGCTAAGTAGTTGGCGTCTTTTGATACTGCCACATCGTTTACTGTTATGGAGCTGTTCCACAGCATTTGCACTCCGTATATTTTGGAGGTGTCTATAGGGTCAGAAGCATTCACTTGAGCCGTGTTAAATCTTAAGCTTATTGCGAAGGCCAATAGTGCAAGCAGACTTAAAACAAAAACGGATTTTCCTTTCATGTCACATCGCCCATTATTTCTTTTGCTTAGTTCTTATAACTTGCGGAAAGCTCTTCCGCTTCTGAAGAAGAATAAAAAAAGGGATTATGGCTTTGCGGTGTCGACGAGTTTTTGCAGCCAGACGGTTATGGCCGTTGGACCCACCAGAGCAGTGTAGATATCGAAAGTTATGCCAGCCATGTCTAAGCCTAACGCTGAGAACGCTCCAATGGCTACTGTTCGTACAAACTTTTTCCAGTTGAAAGCTTTGTCTTGTGCTGCGTAGCCCAAGAAAGCATAGACTAGTGCTGCACAGATCCCTAAACCAACGTTCAGCGGGTTCATTTACTGTTTTCACCTCCTAACTGCGCATTTCCCGCCTCCATGAAAAGTGCACATCCTTTTGACGAGAGGAGAAAGGAGGAACCGAAAAACAGATGTGTCATTTTCCTGCACTTCCCATGGAGGTTTCGGGTTGCGGTTTCTCCCAAAGTTGCCAGCCAAACTTGACGGCATTCTTGCGGAATTCTTCTTGGCGGATTAAGCCCAGATCGGCGGCTTTCAGCATGTCAGCCATGACGATTTCAGGGATTTTTTCGCTGCCCCAGTTTAGGCGAACCTGAGCCTCTGAGGGATTCAAGCCAGCTTGTGCCAAAACAACGTCGAAAACGTCGCGTTCAACGTGTCGTTTGATGCAACGCTGAATGGGCTTAATCAACATTGTCTGTAAGTCAAGCGCTGCCTTTGCAGAGGCTTCCGTGAATCCTGGTGTGCTGAATAATCGCGGCAATGGCGTTTCGCATCCGAGGTAAAACTGGTTTATTATGTGGTCAACGTAGTATTCGAAGCGAGCGCGTGGGTCAAGAACTATGGGTTTTATGTCTCCTTTTCCGCTGTAGAAAAGCCACGCGCCTTCTTCACTGCGGTTTTTGATGGCTCTTTCAAACTTTTGAATAGTGCCCTCATCTGCTTTCTCTAGTAAGGCCAAAACGTCCGGTCCAGCATACTTTTCGAAAATCTTTGGCATTATGCGCTCTATTTTGGCTTTCATCCACGCGTAGGCAGGCCGCTTGTCAGATTGAAAAGCGAGCGAGTGCAGCAGCACCTGCAAAACACCTGTTCCAAAGCCCGACAAGCCGAGACAGTTTGTTCGCCAGTGAATTATGGCTTCGGGCCTGAGGCTTTCGCCGCCATAGCTTTGTCCCAGCTTGTAGCTTTCAACGCTATACGGAATCTTCAAGGTGTTGTTTTGAACGCAGTTTTGCTCGATGCGCTCAATAGCATCTATTGGAAGCCTACGCAACTCCGTCAGCCTCTCAGGCGTGATTCTGAGCCAAAAATCATTCCCGCACGCTATCAGCGAACGTGCCATGTCGCAGAGCAAAGCATCAAGGTTAACGCCTTCATTGAATTCGTCTACGGCATTCTTTGCCCCTCTAGCCCTTCCATATCTTTCGTTGGCTGTCGTGTAAAAACCCATGCCAACTGCTGAGGCCGCCAACAAATCAACGCTAGCCTTGCACGTTGGGTCCTTTTCATAGAGCCCTATTACGTCAGCGAGCGGAATGTTTGGAGCTTCATAGATCGTTGCTGGCTGCGGAGAGGCGTATCCGCTTCTGGTCTTAATCGAAAAGGCTTCGGTTAAGCGTTTCAGAATGCTGTTCATCGCAGACCCTCCAGAAGTTTCCGACCCTTCTCGGTAATCACGTATGGAGCTCGGTGTTTCTGTTCACTTTTCTGGACGTAGCCATTCTGAACAAGATAGCTGAATATACCTTCAAAAGTAGCGTGGGTGCCAAGTTTCTTCACAGTTCTTTTCTCAAGCTCTGTTCTGCAAATGGATTGTCTGCTAAGCTCGTGCAACACCGTTTTTGCAAGGTGCAATCTTTCGTTCAAACGTCTCATGTACAAACTACCTCTACAGGTTTTTGAGTGCTAAAAAAAGAAGGAGAATGGTCCATGCACACCATCAGAATTGCAAAGTCCCTTTTGCCATCAAGACCGTAGACAGTGAGAGCCAAGTCAGGCGTGTAAGGCGTCATCTCTGCGCCGCACAATGGACAGTAACACCAGCAATCACAGATGACGATGTCCCCCTTCCGTCTTGAATAATGAACCTTTCCGCATTGGGGGCATTTGCCTTCATGCTCTGCCATGTTTGATCTGACCTAGAAAAGGTGTGTCTACAGCGATGTGCTTATGTTGGTCATCTTGGCAACGGCTTTGCTTCGCAGGATGCCTAGGCCGAATCTTGTTGTTGCTCTGACGCCGAATTCGCCACTTTTCGCATCTTCCCAGTCTTCAACCGTCACATCTCTCCGCAGAAGCATGACCGCAGCAACGCGAGTGTCCACAGCGTAAGCCGTTCCATTAGGCACCAGAGTGCTAGCCATAACTCTCATGCCAAGAACACTGCCGATAACACCACGCTCTAGGTCCACCTGTTCAGAGGGCAGATACTGCGCATGAATGAACTTGTCGTCACTGAGAAGCTGATGCAACTGAACTTCATTAACAGCTAGAACCGTCGGACGCCAGTTTTCACCTCTGACAGCATTATGAAGTTTGAGCAACCCAGACCAGTTAACAGCGGTTCCCCCGTTGTCAATTGGGGCTCCGCCAGCCAAGTCTCCGTTTGCAATCGCCGCATATAAGGCCAGTATTTTGTTTGTTTCATTCTCGCCTAGCGCTCTCCCAACTTTCTCCGTCATATTGTCCATGACGTTCCAAGTGGCATCCTCCAGAAACTCGCGTGTCCACTCTTCAGAGGCATCCGCGACTATGTTCGTGTATACGTCCACTGTGCTGATTTTCTTTCCACTTAATCTTGTGTAAGAACCTTCAGCATAGCGATAGGCAACAGCCTTTTCGTCAAGCGGAAACCTTTCCATAGTTTCAGTAGTCGGCCTCACTGTGTTGATGTCACGGCCTATCATCTCCGGGTTAGCGGCTTCCACAAGCGTATCATGCATTCGCCCTAAAGCGCCTGCCATGTCGCTGAACAAGCGTTCTTTAAGACCAGCTTCGCAGTAGCGCTTAAGGAACGGATGACCAATCGCCTTGTGCTTCAAATCTTCCATAAGCTGCCTAAACTCAACGTCCCGTTGCATGAGACTTTCAAAAAGCTTGGGCTTCATACAAATCACCTTTCGACGCAGATGAAAATCAAGTCGTCTGCAGCTGAAGCAGATTCTAGGGCTATTCCAAGTTTGCGAGCATAATAAACCGTGTACTGAGCCGTGCCGCCTTCATTTACAGCCTGGTCAGACAACATAAGAACCCTTTTAGAGGCGTCTCCACTGTAGACCGCTTTGCCACGAGTTATGGCTCCGCCAGCTCTCACTTTCACATTTCCACGCACTAGAACTGGGCATGGATCAGCTTGCACTACGCTTTTGACCGCTATGCCTATGCAGTCTTGAGCAGAAGCAGCTGGGCTCACTTTGTCGTCTGCAGAGAGATATACGGGATCGCCTTTGGTGATAGCGGCGGCAGCTTCGAAAGTCTCGATGATGGCGTTCGGGTCATCTGTCTCGCCTATGCTCATCCAAGTTTTGCCTGTGTTGTCCGTCATAAGAATCACTCCTCATTTTCATTTTGAGTTTCAGCAAGCTCCGCCTTGCTTACTCCCAAATTCACGGAAAGCGACCATGAAGACTCAATTTTGCGAAGCCTTTCTTCCAAATCAATAAGCCATTTCGTTAGCATATCGTTTGAAAGAATCCCTTCCTTAGCCGAATCATAAGGATGCTTTCTTCGCGTGTCCATTCTATTTCACCTTCTCCCGAAGCTTCAAGATGACGCCGCGAAGTTCTTGACAGAGCCGCTGAGGGCCAAAACCCCAGCTTCTCTCAACCATCGGGCTAGGGAGAACGTTCTGAATCATTTTTATCGCGTCTTCAGCGGGAATCGTAGGTTTCATGTTTTTCAGAAAACCTTCAACGATGCCACTTCCAGCCCCTGTTTTGACGCCAAAAGTTTTTTCAAGTCTATCAATGCGAGCTGTTAAAACGTTAATGGCGGTGTCAAATTGCTCCACAACGTTTTCGACGCTTGCGATGAGTTCATCTATTGTGGGATCTGGCGAAACGTCGAATTGGACAACGGCTATTTCGTCATCTCCTTCTTGTTCGAGAAGTCTAGCCTCTTCCGCAAAAGTGCCTATTCCAAGTTTCTTTTTATGCGTGGCCAAATGCTTCATCGCTTGCCGCTTGTATTCTTCTGGAATCTGACTTTGGGGCAACCGCGCATTTGCATTACGGAGATGTGGAACATCTATGCTTCCGTCAGCTTGGTGATGCGGAAACTTTCTATTCACCAGATCGTTTTGTTTGTACACGACGGCGAAGGCTGAATCTGGAAGATCGTTAATGTATTGGCGCGTCCAGACTCTTTCCCCGATTCTTGGCTTATCAGCCTTTATTTTCGGGCTCTCACCTGCCTTTCCACATTCTGTCACCGGTATCTGCGTTAAGGCAGAGACTCCTGTTGGAGTCATGTACTGCGAATGTAAAAGAAGCCAATCACGAATCTTGTTTTCATCCCACATCTTCTCTTTAGCGAAAAAGATGCTCTGAACTCTCTCCGTGTCAGGATCGGTCTGCAACTTCCCAACGATCGCGAGGATGCCGTTTTCTCTGTCAAGCCACATGGTGGCGAAGTGCTGGGGCAAAAAGGCGGAAGCGTCCTGATAGAAACCGAGCACGTACTCGCCGGCAATTATAGGCTGGAACGCCTGCTCTTTAACGTGCAACTTCTCCAAAACTTGGACGTTTGATTCCGGTATGCCAGGCACAGCTACGAGGCTCAACTCCGCGTTGTGCAGACCGTGCGGCACGTTTCCATCCAAAACATCGATTGTTTCGTAGTCTGCGCCGACGCTTACATGTTTAATCAAGCCGTTGCGGATTTTGTCAGCTGTCTCTTGATCGTAGATTTCGGCTTCGTACCAGAGATTTTGCCCATCATACCCGGTTTTAACTATTTTTCCTATAGCGTTTGGCACGGCAACGTGCTCAACATAGACTGGAGCCGAGACAAGTTTGTCTGCGAAAGACTGCAGCTCTTCAGGCGTGTAAATGTTGAAGTTCCGGCTTATGCCAGTTGTCAAAGCTATGCCGTGAATTCGCAAAGCCTTGTCAACAATTTTCTCCAACACTTTGAAGGGGAAGATGACACAGAAATGCTCTCTTATTACTTCGTTTTTGGTGTGCTTGTCAAACCAAGCCTTAGCCTTGTCAAGCGTCCACTTCTTGGAAACGTCGAACAAATAGCTTTGAACTTCCATTGTCTCTTTGCCTTTAGGTTTGCCAACTGCGGCTTTGATGCCTTCGTCCTCGCTCAGAGTTATGGTCCGTAACGTTTTTTGCTGAAACTCTTCCGGGCTGCGATGCCCGCTGCCGATATATTGATCAGTTATTTCCCAAGGCAAGTTTTCACCAGCGTGACACTACTGACACCAAGCTAATATACGAAGAAAATGAAAAGGCGAATTGCACAACACGCTGGTCCGTCGGCAAGCCAATGCGTGGACTATCGGGTTGGGCCAATCCTAAAAAGTGACTCAAAATGCCTAGAAAATGCATAGCAAAAGTGGTTCTCAGTAAGGAGCAAAAAGAGATTCTGGACGATTTAGCAAGGAGACTTGGAACCAGCGAAAGCGAAACGCTGCGGATGGCTTTGATGGATTATGCAAAAGAACTGAGCCTGATAAAGGAAAGAGTCCAAAGAATAGGAAATCAACCTCTTGGGAGCAGACCATAATCTTGTGGTAAAGCTCAAACAGGATTCTGATTTGGAATTCCAGTCGAAATTAGGGTAATCAAGAATAAAATTTGAAAATTCGCAAATGATTTATCTGCACAACCTTAAATAGCTATACTCCGAAATAGCTCCCCATGAAGGAATTCAGAGATTGGCAAGAAAAACTAAGGACTTCGAGAAACTCTTAAATGAGGCCATAGATCAAGCCTTCGCTTCGCTGGGAGAATCAGCCAAGCAAGCAATCTACTTCCACCTAGAAAACAAATTCAAAATAGCCAAAAAAGACGTCCCATATCACCTCGAAGATTTCATAAACGGGCTTGAGAAAATCTTTGGTCTAGGAGCACATTTCATAGAGATTCTAATCATGAAAAATCTGTTCGAAAAAACAGGACAGCCCCTTGAATGGAATCAAAGCAAAGAACTTCTGTTCATTGAATACGTAGCAGCAGCCAAACAAAGCTTCCTAAGAAAAGAGAAAGATGAGACCAAAGCAATAGAGGCTTAA